ATTTTAGATTCAGACAGATTCTGTAGAAACTTGTTCTCTCTAGAAAATATAAAAATTTTAACGGGTTCAAATGGTTCTGTTTCTCAAAATGATGATTGGAAGTTTGCTACGTACGTTAGAGCCGGTGATATAATTGAAGATCAAAGTGCAAAAACTCGTGCTGTTAATGTAAGTGATCTTGATATATCACAAAATCGTAGATTTTTAAAATTCTCTTTTATTATGCAGGGAGGATTTGATGGAGTCAACATCTTCGATCGTGATGAAGCTGAAATCAACAATAAGGCGGTTGTCGCTGATATGGATGACAGCAACAGAGGTTTATCTTCAGGACCAAATGTTTCATCATATTTGAAAGCGTTAGAAGTTATGAAAAATACTACTAACGTTGACATTCAATTGTTGGCAATTCCAGGTATAAGAGCACCGATCATTACTGATGAGGCAATTAGAGCAACTGAAGAACGATTTGATGCTCTTTACATTATGGATATAGAACAGGTTGATAAAGACGGAAACTTAATAAGCACTACAACTTCTGACGTTAAACCATCTGTCAAGGAAACTGTGACACAACACAGAAATCGTGGATTAAATACATCTTTTGCGGCAGCATACTTCCCAGATGTTTTAATGAAAGATCCATCGCTAGGATCAAACACTGTTGTTGTTCCACCTTCAGTGGTTGTTTTAGGAGCGTTAGCATTGAATGATTCTTTGGGTTATCCTTGGTTCGCTCCAGCTGGTTTAACTCGTGGCGAACTTCCAACAACCTTGGAAACAAGTTTACAATTAAAAGATGTAGATCTTGATTCTTTGTATGATGATGATATTAATCCAATTTATTCACCATCAACAACAACAAAAGGCGGTTTAAATCCAAAGGGAGGAGTTGTTGTTTGGGGTCAAAAAACGCTATTGCAAACAGCTTCAGCACTTGATAGAATCAACGTACGTCGACTTTTAATAGATGTACGTAGACAAGTCAGAGAAATTGCACAAACAATCATCTTTGAGCCAAATCGTGAAGCAACTTTAGCTAAATTCTCTGCCGCTGTTACACCACGACTTCAGAGAGTTCAAGCCCTTGCAGGTCTTGAAAGGTTCAGGGTTATTATTGATTCTTCAACAACGACACAAGCTGATATAGAAAATAACACAATTCGTGGAAAGATCTTCTTACAACCCACGAAGACTATTGAGTTTGTCTCCTTGGACTTTATTGTGGCAAACAACCTTCAACAAGTCCAGTGAAATAAATTAAAAAAATTACCTAATAAATTAGGTAATAAAATAATCAGTTAATTTTAAAGGCTTCTTCGGAGGCCTTTAAATATTTGTGGTACTATGTTATGAAACTACATAGTTATGAACAAAAAGAAATCAATAGATGAGTAATATCAAATATAAAAGTGCTGGTGTTTCGGTAGAAAATATTGATAAATTAACAGTTCCAATATCTTCTAATCTCATTTCAATGGCTGTTATTATTGGTACAGCTAGAACCGGACCTGCATTTATTCCTGTTAAATTAAAATCAATTGATGAATTTCAAGAAACATTTGGTGCTTCTAATATTACAGGTTCTTTGAATACTGCACAAAGTAGATTGACGTCGTATGGTTCTCTGGCCGCAGAAGAATTTTTGAAAAATTCATCACAATTAATTTTTATGCGTGTTTTAGGGGCTGGAGATGGAAAGAAAAGATTAACATCAGGTGATGTTACAAATGCAGGATTTACTGTTGGCGAAAAACAACCTGATCATTCAAACTTTTCTGGCTCTCTTAGTCTTAATCCTTTTGCAAATTCTGGTGGTCCCTTAGGAAGAACTTACTTTCTAGGGTGTTTTATGTCAGAATCTTTGGATTCTACATTTTTTAGTTCAGCAGGATTACAAGGAAAAAATAATGTCAATTCTTTGGAAAATAAATCTGTACCAATAGTTCGTGGAATAATAATGGCACCATCTGGTGTTATTCTACGATTATCATCTTCAGGTGGAGGATACAATTCGTCAGCTCCTTCAGACACTCAAGTTGCAAGTGACTTGACCTCTAAGGGAACAACTCTTGGTTCAATAAAACTTTTTGACGCTTATACTGGAAATAGTCTTCAACAGTTTGTATTGTTGCTCAATGGACATATTGGAACTAAAAAATATCCTAACGTAATTACAGCATCGCTTGATATACAATCAAAAAATTATATAACAAAAACATTAAATACAGATCCTCTGTTGATTCAAAATGCAGGTCATTGTTTGTATTCATATTGGGATATTCATCCTTCAACAGCAGTTTTGACAGGATCTGGTGTTGTCTCAGCCGGTGCAGATTTACCGACCGATTCGAATAGATCTTATTCTACAGAAAGATCTGTGTTCTTATTAACGTCATCATTATCAAGGGATACAGGAAGTTCAACAGTTCCAAATTATGAATCTTTTAGAGACAGATTTACACATGCATCTACTCCCTGGGTTATATCACAAAAATTTAATGGTAAACCAATAAATCTATTTAAACTTCATGCACTTGATGCAGGTTCAAGTGTTGCTAGCAGATATAAATTTATAGTTGATAATGTTTCTCCTGCGTTAGAAGATTATTATGAATATGGTTCATTTGATTTAACGATAAGAAATTCTGATGACTTTAGTGAAACTATTTCTCCTATTGAAAAACATACAAACTTATCTTTGGATCCAAAATCAAACAGATATATTTGTAAAGTAATTGGAGATCGACATACATATTTTGATTTTGATAGGCCTGAAGATTCTCAAAAGTTTGTTGTTGAAGGAAATTATCCTTTAAGATCACGACTTGTGAGGGTTGAAGTGTCATCAGAAGTTAGTGAAGCAACTGTGCCTAAAGAATCATTACCTTTTGGATTTAGAGGAATGCAACATATCATCACTTCTGGTTCTTCACCAATGTCACAGTTGGGGGCAAGTGATTTATCTGCTTTAACAAAGACTGATATTTTACAACATACGATAACACCACCAATCCCTTATTCAGAAAATATTATTTTTTATACCAGCGATGTTGATTATATAGCATCAACAGTTAGGAGATGGGGAATTAAAACTGATCATCCAATATCAGTTGAAAAACAAAATCAAATTTCACAATTTAACTTTTCAATTTTTGGATTTGTAACTCACTATCCAAAACATTCAACATCAAATATTAATTTTGTGTTTCAGAAAACCAGGGTTGCTCAAGATACAACACAATTAGGAATAATTGATTCTGATAGGTTCTGTAATAATTTATTTTCTTTAGAAAACATACAGGTAGTTACAGGTTCAAATAATAAAATTACATGGACATCTGCAAAATATATTAGAGAAGGAAATGTAAATACAAACGTTGATTTAAAGACAAGAGGAATAATATTCGATGATTTTAAATCAATGATAAATAAACCTTATTTATCATTTCAGTTTATGTTGCAAGGCGGATTTGGTGGAGTCAATATTTTTGAAAAAAATGAATATAATATTTCAAATATTGCTGCCCAAGCAGATATGTTTGATTCAAATAGAGGAAAGTTAAATGGTTCAACAATATCCTCATATTTAACTGCTTTAAAAATAATTAGTGACACAACGTTGCTAGATATGTCAATATTATCAATACCTGGAATTAGAATCCCAGAAATTACTGATCGAGCAATACAGATTGTTGAAGAACGATATGATTCTTTGTATATTATGGATATTGAACAGGTCGATAATAATGGTAATTTGATAGACATATCAAAAATACAAACATATGATCAATCATTAATTCCTTCTGTTCAAAAAACCATAGATCGTTTTAATTCAAGAGACATTAATTCTTCATTTGTTTCTACATATTTTCCTGACGTGGTTATGGAATTAGATATTGGTATTAATGGAATCAGTAGTGTTGAAGTTCCTCCATCGGTTGTTGTTCTTGGGACTCTAGCACTTAATGACTCAATAGGAAATCCTTGGTTTTCTCTTGCAGGTCCATCACAAGGTTCATTACAATCAACTCTTGAAACCGTTGTTAAACTAAATGAGCTAGATTTGGATAATCTTTACAGTAATAAAATAAACCCTTTGTATGCTTCAAAAAATGTGTCCGGACAAGGAACAGGAGTAGTTATCTGGGGTCAAAAAACGTTACTGAGCGGCGTGAATGCTATGACAAGAATGAGCACTAGAAGGTTATTATTGGAAATTAGAAGAATCGCAAGACAAATAGCACATACATTGTTGTTTGAAAATGATGTAAATTCAATAATTTCTAATTTTAATTCAAGAATGTTAAAAGCATTATCTTCAATTAAATCTTCATTTGGTTTAGAAAATTATAACGTTAACGTTAACGTTTCACAAACAACTAATACCGATATTCAGAACAATATAATTAGAGGAAAGATATATATCCAACCAAAAGGTTCTAAAGAATTTATTTCAACAGATCTTATAGTTTCTAATAAACCTAGTTTTGAAGCATGAATTTATAAAAAATCGTATTTTAAGAATAATTATGTTAGCTAAATAGCAGGAGAGACCTACAATGGCCGAGACACTTGACGTAACGTCAATGATTCCAAATAAGTTTGAACCCAAAAGAAAAAATCGTTGGGTGTTAATGATTGAAGGCATTGATGCTTATATCATTAAAACAGCTGCCCGACCACAAATAACGACAGAAGAAGTTGAAATTCCATTTATCAACTCAAGACGTTATCTTGCAGGTAAGACAACGTTTAGCCAGATGAACGTAACTTTACATGATCCAATCGCACCATCTGGCGCTCAACAGGTCATGGAGTGGATTCGTTTACATTTTGAATCAGTATCAGGACGATCTGGTTATGCTGATTTTTATAAACGTGATATCCAACTTAAAATGCTTGATCCAGTTGGTACTGTCGTTGAATTATGGGACATCAAAGGTGCATTCATCACAGATGCAAACTTCAATGAAGTTACATACGAAGACGGTGCACCAGTTGAAATTGCATTAACTCTTCGATTTGATAACTGTGTTCTACAATATTAGAAAAAGTCTTTTACCAAACTATAAAGTGGTATATAATTACCTCTGCGGCGTTAAGCTGCAGAGGTTTTTATGTTTAAGTGTCCTGAATGCGATTTTCAAATTGAAAACATCAATTCGCTCAGAATTCACGCTTCAAAAAAGCACAGTATTTCAAGCGAAGATTTGTACAATCGAGTTGTACTAAAAGGAATTAAACCAACCTGCGAATGTGGGTGTGGTTCTGATACAAAATTTAATGGATTGGTGAATGGATATTCTAAATTCGCGTGGG